CAATTCGTAAGAATTACAGCTACTGCTGATGTTACAGGTACAGTTTTGGATGCTGATGATGTTCAATTAGGTCAATTCTATTTAGAGAACGGTGATACCGTAATAATAGAAAAAAACCCAGGTGATAAAATTACTTGCGGAACTTCAAACGCAAGTGCAGTTGGTTCACCGAGAAGTTAATTATGACAATATCAACTACAAAGTTGGTTGATAATGATTTTCATATCATTGTTAACTCTAATGGTATCGGAAGTGAAGAAGAACAAACTTTAGTTGATGTTGTAAATTCAAACAACGCTTCTAGTGAACCAAAAGTATCTATAGCGAATATCGTTTATGAGATACAAGGAACTGGAAACGTAACTGTGTTTTTTAAAAACGACACAGAAAAACAAGTAGTGTTATCAGGTCGTGGTAATTACGGTTTGAAACCTACTGAAGAAAAAATAAAAGACGTAATAGGAGATATATTACTATCAAGTGACTCTAACGTAACAAAATATAATCTTGTTATAGAGGCACACAAAGAAACGGGATACAATTAATGGCTGATACAGTAACATCACAAACGATTGCTGACACTTCAGGTGTAAAGTTTGTAACTAAATTAACAAACTTCTCTGATGGTACAGGCGAAACTTTAGTAAGAAAAGTTGACGCTTCAGAGTTAACTTTTATGACTGAAGATGGAAATAGAAAGATTAGTAAGATTTGGTATTCTGTGAATACTAATAATAACAAAGCTGGTGTAGAAATTATATGGGATGGCGCAACAAATGCAAGTGCTTTATTCTTATCTGGTAACGGTTATTGGGATTTAAGAACTGCTGGAAACGAAGTACCGAACAACGCTACAACGCCAACAGGAGATGTTTTACTATCCACAAAGAACTTTGTAAACGGAGATAATTACACACTAATTATAGAGTTTAGGTAAAAAAGTTTATAAATATTAGACAAAGAGAGAGAATTTATGAAACTAATTTCAGAAGAAGTTGCATCAGCCGAATATCTTATAGAAGAAAATAACGGCAAGAAAGAATACAAAATCAAAGGTGTATTCTTACAATCAAATATCAAAAATAGAAATGGAAGAGTCTATCCTAGAGAAATCCTAGTTAGAGAAGTGAACAGATATACAAAAGAATTTATCAATAAAAATAGAGCTTTTGGTGAGTTAGGGCATCCTGACGGACCAACAGTTAACCTTGAAAGAGTGTGTCATATGGTAAAATCATTGACGCCAGAGGGTGATAATTTTATTGGTGAAGCGAAAATAATGGATACTCCATACGGTAAGATTGTAAAAGGTCTTATAGATGAGGGCGCTCAATTGGGTGTTTCAAGTCGAGGTATGGGTTCGATTATCAATAGAAACGGAATTAACTTTGTAAAAGATGACTTTTATCTTGCCACAGCGGCAGATATAGTCGCTGATCCATCGGCTCCTGACGCCTTCGTAGAGGGTATTATGGAGAGTAGAGAGTGGGTTTGGGACAATGGTGTTCTTAAACAAGTTGATATTGAATCTTGGAAAAGACAAATCCAAGAGGCGAGAAGAACAGTTTTAGAAGAAAAGAAACTGGAAGTGTTCAAATCGTTTCTTACAAAACTGTAATCTTATAAATATCCAATACAAAGGAAATTTATAAACGTTTATAAAATAAAAAGGAGATTTCTAATGGCCGAAACAGATAAAATAATTGAGGCGGTAGAAGCACAAGCTGAAAAGGAAGTTAACGAAGCTGTTAACCCTCAAGCTGATGCTCCAAAAAAGAATGCTGTCGCGGCTGAACCTACTCATCTGAAAAACGATGCAGAAGATTTAGGCGCAGCTGTTGTTAAACCAACAGACAGTAATCCTGACGCCACAAAAAAAGTAAATCAAGTTTCTGGAGATCCTCAACAAAAAGCTCAAGGTAGTGCTGACGCAATGCCTAAGTTAAAAGAGGAAGACGAAACTGAGGCAGATGAGAAGAAATCAGAAGTTAAAGAAGGCGAAATGCCAAAAGCAGCGCTAGACGCTCTTAAAAAATCGCAAGATAAAAAAGAGATGTCACACGAAGACGAAAAGAAAAAAGATATGAAAGAAGAATCTGAAGAAGATTTAATTGACGTATCTGCAGACGTTGAAGCTTTAACTAAAGATGAAGACTTATCTGAAGATTTCAAATCGAAGGCAGCGACAATCTTTGAAGCAGCAGTTAAATCAAAAATTAACGATGCTAAAAAGAAAATGCACGCTTCTTACGAGGAGAAATTAAAAGAAGAAGTTGAAACTGCGAAATCAGAGTTAGTAGAAAAAGTTGACTCGTATCTAAACTACGTAGTAGAAGAATGGATGCAAGACAACAAACTAGCTATTGAGCGTGGTATCAAAGGCGAAATCGCTGAGGACTTCATAAGTGGTTTGAAAAAATTATTTGAAGATCACTACATTGATGTTCCAGATGAAAAATATGATGTGCTCGAAGATCAAGCTTCTAAAATAGAAGACCTTGAGAAAAAACTTAACGAACAAATCGAAAAGAATGTTGAACAGAACAAAGCAATTGGCGAACTAAAAAGACAAGACATCATTGATGAGGCGTCTAAAGATTTAGCTGACACTGCAAAAGAGAAGTTTAACAAACTTGCTGAAGAAGTTGAGTTTTCAAACGAGGAAGACTTCAAAACTAAAGTATCTACTATTAAAGAAAGTTACTTTGGTGCGAAGAAAGAATCTTCAACTGAAATAGATGATGTAGCGGTAGGCAATGAATCACAGGTTGATCCTGCTGATTTATCGAATAGTATGGCTGCTTATACCGCCGCTATAAGTAAAACAAAAGACATTAAAATTGTCAAGTAAATATAGAGGGAGAAAAGTATAATGTACTTATCTGAAACTTACGAAAAAAAATGGCAGCCAGTCCTAGAGCATTCTGATCTACCAAAGATCACGGATTCTTACAGACGTGCCGTTACAGCTACTATCTTGGAAAACCAAGAAAGAGCACAAAAAGAAGACGCTGCATTCTTATCAGAAGCGGCTCCGACTAACTCAACTGGTTCATCAGTTGCAAATTGGGATCCAATCTTAATTTCATTAGTTAGAAGAGCAATGCCTAATTTGATTGCATACGATATCGCAGGCGTTCAACCAATGACTGGTCCAACTGGACTAATCTTTGCTATGAGAAGCAGATACACTTCACAAACAGGAAACGAAGCCCTATTTGATGAAGCTGATTCAGATTTCTCAGCAAGAAACGCTGCTGGTGACTCTACTTCAGGTCAAACTGCTGGTGGACAAGCTGGTGCAAACCCTGCAATCTTAAACGATTCACCTGCTGGTTCTTACACTAAAGGTGAGGCGATGACAACTGCAACTGCTGAAGCATTAGGAGACGCTTCTGGTAACGCATTTGCTGAAATGGCTTTCTCAATTGAGAAATCTACAGTAACTGCTAGATCAAGAGCTCTTAAAGCTGAATACACTATGGAACTTGCTCAAGACTTAAAAGCAATCCATGGTTTAGATGCAGAGACAGAACTTGCAAACATTCTATCTGCTGAGATCCTTGCGGAAATCAACAGAGAAGTTGTAAGAACTATCTACATCAACGCTGAAAAAGGTGCATCTGCTAACACAGGTACAATCAACACAACTACAGAAGGTATCTTTGATTTAGATACTGACTCAAATGGTAGATGGTCTGTTGAGAGATTCAAAGGCTTAATGTTCCAAGTGGAAAGAGAAGCTAATGCTATCGCTCAAAGAACAAGAAGAGGAAAAGGAAATATCCTTATCACTTCTTCTGATGTTGCATCTGCTCTACAAATGGCTGGTGTTTTAGATTACACACCTGCACTTAACAACAATCTAAACGTTGACGATACTGGTAATACTTTTGCTGGTGTATTAAACGGTAGATTTAAAGTGTACATAGATCCATACAGTGCTAACCAAGCAGCAAAACAATACTTTGTTGTAGGTTACAAAGGTACTTCACCTTATGACGCTGGTATATTCTATTGTCCATATGTACCACTACAAATGGTAAGAGCAGTTGGCCAAGACACGTTCCAACCAAAAATTGGTTTCAAAACTAGATATGGTCTAGTTGCAAACCCATTCGCAGAAACAGGTGCCGCTTCAGGTGCAGTATCTGCAGTGAACGATGCTGGTTCAGCAAACTCAAACAGATACTACAGAAGAGTTCAAGTTTCTAACTTGATGTAATCTGTAATACATATCTTAAAAAAGGCGGGGCCTCAAAACCTCGCCTTTTTTGTATCTACTAAATAACACTATGAAGAAAATTTTAATTCAATATCTTTACATATTCATCATAACACTTATTATGTTATGTATTTTTTTATCGGTAAACGCATGCGAAGTTGAAGAGGTAAAAGATGAAACATTACCAATATGTGAAGAATACCAAGTATCAACAGAAGATAACCCTTGTAAAAAAGAATATCAACCTAGTATAAACGAAATAAGCGATGCGTTAGAGAAACTAGGCGAGTCGGGAACACTTCCTAATTAACATATAAATAGTAATATGACTGTTACAAACTCTTTATCACGTCAACCAACAAAACTAGATTATGCGTCACCAACGCAGTTTAAATTTAGTATTATTAAATTACCTAAAGTAGAATATTTTTGTACGGCAGTTAATATACCTGGTATCACATTAGGTGGCGCTATGTCACAACCAACACCATTAAAAGATATACCAATTCCTGGTGATAAGTTAACTTATGAACCATTACAAATGACTTTTTTAGTAGATGAAAATTTAGAGAACTTTCAGGAAATACACGGTTGGTTAGTTGGTCTAGGTTTTCCACGTGATTATTCAGAGTTTCAAAATTTAGTTTCATCTGGTAATGATAGATTTCCAGCAAAGACTACACAAACAAGTACAGAAATAGGTAAAGTAAAATATGGCGCAGCGAATACGGGTGGTATATATTCAGATGCTACTTTGACTGTACTATCAAGTAAAAATAATTCACAGGTTGAGATAAGATTTAGAGATGTTTATCCAACAGGTTTAACAGGACTACAATACAATCAACAAGCAGCAGATGTAGATTATCTAACTGCCACTGTTTCGTTTGAATATGAGATATACGATTTTGCTACAACAGGGTCGTCAACAACTAGTGTAACTACATCATAGTCTTTACTTTTTAAGGCTTTTGTGATATACTATATAGAATGGAGTTATTATGACATTAGAAGAATTACAAATACAGGCTGACAAAGACCTTAAAATAAATGATACTGAACTAGATTTAGAATCATTAAAAACACCTCAATTACACAATCAATATTTAAAACACTTAACAAAGTATAAGTTAATGTTAAGTCGTAGTGAAACGGAATACAATATTATGAAAAGAGAAAAGTGGGAATACTATACAGGTAAAGCAGATCCAAGTGTTTATGCTCAAAAACCATTTTCATTTAAATTACTTAAAACAGACGTTGACAAATATTTAGAATCAGATATTGATTTACAAAAACTAAAGCAAAAAGTAGATTACATACAAACAACAGTAGATTTTTTAGACAGAACAATTAGACAAATTTCAAATCGTGGTTTCACAATTAAGAATGCAATTGACTGGCGTAAGTTTACTAGTGGAGCAATTTAATGTTTAAAGTATTTGATAATACTGTTCCGTTTAATATTCAACAACACATATATGAGTTTGTAATTAGGTCTAACTATAATATTAAAGGATGGAGTGATAGAGATGATTTAGATATTTCTAAGCACGATATACACTCTAAATGGAGTTTACAAGATTTAAAAAATTCTTTATTATATTCTTATGTTATAGATGTTTTGGAAAAATCAAAAAATGATTTTAATTTTAATGATTTTGAATTTCAACATTCTACAGTTAACTTATCAAAAAAAAGTGACTATTATTACACACATACTCACGGAGAAAAAATCATTGTTGTTTTATATTATGTTAATTTAGAATGGAAACAAGAGTGGGCAGGAGAAACATTATTTTTTGATGAGTATAATAAAGAAGCTGTTGGTGTAAATAGCTTTTTACCTGGTAGGTTAATAGTTTTTGATGGTAAAACTCCTCATTCTATAAGACCTCAATCAACAATTGGTCCTGAATATAGATTTACAATTGGAACATTTGTAAAGAAGAAATAATATATTATGACCACAACCCGATATATCATCATAGATAAAGTTAATGAAGTCTATCTTAAAATAGAAGCAGATGCTGATATACGTAGAGAGATTGGTGAGTTTTTTACATTTGAAGTACCTGGCTATAAGTTTATGCCGCAATATCGTAATCGAGTTTGGGATGGAAAAATAAGATTATTTAATTACGCCAGTGGTAAAATCTATGCTGGTTTGTATCCTTATATTAAGAAATGGTGTGAAGACAATAATGTACAAGTTGTTGATGGAACTAAAATACAAGATACAAAAGTTGATGATAAAAAACTAGATCAATTAATCAAAGCATTAAAACTACCATTTGAAGTAAGAGATTATCAAAGAGAAGCTTTTAAGTATTCAGTACAAAAAGATAGATGTTTACTCATATCGCCTACAGCATCTGGTAAATCTCTCATAATCTATCTTATGTTGATATTTAACCTATTACGACTGAAAGATACTAAACAAGACAAAATCCTGATTATAGTGCCCACTACATCGCTTGTAGAACAATTATTTAAAGACTTTAAAGACTATGGTTATAATAGTGAAAGAAATGTACATAAGATATATTCTGGCCACGAAAAAGAAACAAACAAAAGAGTTATAATATCTACTTGGCAATCTGTATATAACTTACCTAAAAAATGGTTTGAACAATTTGGTATGATTATTGGTGATGAAGCACACTTGTTTAAAGCTGTTTCATTAACTAAACTAATGACTAAATTAGAAAAATGT